TATTTAATTTATTTTTAAGGGCTTTAAATGCTTTTTTGGTAGCAAAACGAACGGGTTTAGTTAATAAAAGTCGCGCTAACATTATAATAAATCTCTATCTACGTTTTTACCAATGATGAAGCCACCACATTTACGTCCTTTTGTATAACGTTTAGGAGCTAAGGCATTACTTTCATTTCTAAATTGACCAGGATATATTTTTTTTAATTCTGCTTCCGTGAGTTCATGGGGACGAGGATATTTAATTTTTTTACCCCCTTTAGCTTTCACCGGTTTAATTTGCTGTCTTCCGAGTTGCTTTTGATGCAGTCCTTGTTTTCCATATTTACTGGCTGCTAACCATTTTCTATCGAGTATCATTTAAGTAAATCCCTAAAATAATTGCTGTTAGATAGTAGCACATCTAAGCCTTGAGGATCAGGTCCTCTCAGTGGAGGGGGTCCAAAACGCACGCCTCCTGATAATTCTTGTTTCGTACCTTTGACCAGGTTTCCTTTACTATAAGCTTGAAAGTCCCATTCATGCCCTGTGCTCGGTTCAGAAACTGCACTGATGCTCGGGGCTGTGGTGCCTAAAGACTTTATTCCCGATTGATGTCCCTCAGGTCCGTGATAAACTCTTGGCGGTTTAACCGCATGCATTTCAGCAGGGTTGCTAGGATCTAAACCTTTTTTAATATTGAGTTCAACTTTTTGTTGGGATGTTTTTTTCTTAAATGGTGCTTTGAGTAGGTTGTAGCCAAACTGGTAGGCTAAACTAACAGGATTGCCACTTTTAAGAAACTTTGCTGTTGCGGCTGCTGTGGAAACCTTTTGCACTCCATTACCAGTATGAGTTTTTGTTGATTTATTACCATTCTTACTACTATAGTTAGCGCCAGAGCCCCCTACTGGCATTGCGCTATAATCTTCTCGTCCTGCTCCTCCTGGCATTATTTTTTCTTCCCGATAGCTTTGGTTCTACGATCTTCTGCTGTTCGTTTCATTTTTTCAACCCCTATCTTTTGGGCTGCAATTTTTTCAGTTAAATCCAGTTTGTCATCCGCAATACGAATTCTTTCTTTAGCTTGATCTTCGTCATCTTCTAATTTCATTTTTGCAACATCAATCTTCTCATCAAACTGATCTTCTTTCATACCAATGTCCGCCATTTTTTCAGCTGATTTACGCTGCATGTCCATAGCTTTTAAATCTATTTCTTGTTGTTTTAATTGAACCAATGGATCTTTTTGTTGACCCACAATAGATCTTTCTACTAACTGGGTTGTGATTTCCGCGATTCGTTGGGCAATCATCGCATTGATTCGAATTTGAGCTCCTTCAGGATCTTGTTGCAATTGAGCTTGGATATTAGGATTTTCCTCAATCATAGCTCCCACTTCTCCTTGAGCCTGTAAACTAACGTGTTGTGAAATATGACCAATAAGTAAAGCATGCACCATCGGATTAATTTGAACCATTCGGGATTGAATAAAAGCTCCGTGAGCCGTGATATGTGCTTGATGATCCTGTTGAGGAAAAGCAAATGGTATTTCCATTTTTAACGCTTCAGCGTTCTCGATGCCCGGATCTTGTTCTTTAGGTTGAGGTTCGGGTTTTAAAAGTTTATCAACATCTTTGGTTCCTAAAGCTTCATAAACTCTTCGGTAAGCTTCTCGTAAATTGTGCATTTTTGGATTCGATTGTGCAATCTGTAAGTTCGTTTGAGCTAATGTCACTCTTTGACTTAAACTATAGATATTAGGATCTGCAACAGGGATGACATCAATACGGTCATCAAAGTCCTGCACCTTAACCATTCGATTAGCACCATAAACTGCATAAGGATAAATTGGAGGTAAATAAGTAGCAAAAATTTTAGCCAAGAGTCTAAATTCATTACGCATTGCGTAATAGCATCTTTTATGTACAGCGTTCATGACCCTCGAACCTCGCTCCAATAGGGCCATCGTAGCACCTACGTTTCTATTTTGTTGATCATTCCCCGTTGCCATATCCGTAATGGCTGCAAAACGTTGACCCGCATTTACTACAAATCCTAATAATTGCATTAAGGTAGCACTCGGTTCTTTGAAAGGTAAAATTTGAAATTGATCTTTAATGTTTCCGCCCGGAGCATCGACATCGCGAAATTCTCCAGGTCGGAAAGGTTGATCATCGTCTCTAATTCTGATTCCTCGGGATTTAAAACCGGCTGGCAGATTGCTTAAGGTACCTGCGTCTAACAGTTGTCTAAGCGCTTGCGTTGCGGTTCGTGAAAGCCCGCCGATCATATGTATGAGACCGAAGCCATAAAATCCTAATCCAGGTAAAAATTTATAATGAGTAAAATATTCGTTTCTTTTTTTAGTTTCATCGTCTTCAGTATAATTACGATAAACTGCTAAAATTTGGCTAGAACCCTCGTCCACTGTTACAATATAAGGAACTTTAATATTTTTAGGAGATTTGGTTCCTCTTTCGATTTCAAATTCTTCTAAATCTAAATCGACGTGCATTTCTAAAATATTAAAATTCGTTACTCGATCCGCTGTTGGTACAACCCCTTCTAGCTCATCATATTTTTTTTGAATATCGGAAACTCCGGTTTGTACGGGTTTCAAATCAATATCCACATAAAAGCCTGCTTTTTGTTTTTTAAGAATTTCATTTTCACTCATTTTAACAACGTGAGTGATTCTTTCGCAATCGAGTAAATCGGTTGCATAATAAGGAACTACTAAATCTTCTGCTGGAACAAATTTAGAAATAGCTCGTTCCATAATTTCATCGTAGTAAGTTTTTTTAAAAGCCGAACCGGCTAAAGGTAAGAAAAAAAGTAATTGATCAAACTCAGGAGTATACTCTTCCATTTTATCCATGAGCATATAGTTCATAAATTGTTGAACTCTTTGGGATTGTGCATAAACTTGCGGAGTTTCATCTCCGACAATGGCACATTTAACAGGTCCCTCGGAAGGGAGAAGTTCTTTATAAGCTTGTGCTTGAAATTGAGTAACTGATTCAGCTAACAAAGGGTGAGTGACATTAGCCGAACCTCGAAAGGGACGGGTCATCTCTGTATATTTAAATCCTAAAAGATCTAAACCTTGAGTATAACCCTGTTCCCAATCTTTTCGTGAAATTTTATCGCGTTTGTAGTCGTCAACTAAAGTGGACGCCAACCTCTGTAACGTTCGTTGGTCCATGTCGGCTGCAAGATTAGCATTAAAATCTTGCGGCTCTTCAATCGTTTCTTCCTCCAAAATATTTTCATTTGGAGTTTCGATGTCCACAGCAACTTCTTCAGCCCCTGGAGTTTCAACAACTTCAGTAGTCTCGTTTTCCACATCAGCCATAAAGCCTTAAAACGTTCTAGTAAATAATGTACCGTTTAATTTTGTCTTAATATACGCCCCGCCTCTAGCCTTAACCATTTTACCAGTTCTAGCTTTAATAGAGCCGCCTTTTTTAGATCCTAATCCTGTTCCAGAATAAAGATCGCCTGCTTTTTCTTTGATCCCCTGATGAAGTCCTGTTGTTCCTGGGTGGATGTCTTTAGGATATTTAACGTTTTTCCATCTTCCTGGAGTTTTAGTAATTGCTCCAGTTTCGTGTACATTTTTATAACCTTGAGGTTTACCAAGATGTTTAGATGCAAGATAAGCTGCGCCCGCAACTGCGGCTGCTTTAGCTAGCTTTTTGCCAAAGCCTTTTTTAGCTTTGATCATTGTGCCAGTTTTAGCTTTAATAGAGCCACCTTTAGATCTCAATGGATAGTTATCAGTCATAGTTTGATCACCTCTCCATATTTTTTTTTTAGGGGTATGTGTTTTACCACTTACCCAAGGGCCCCATTTTGATCCTGGTGTCTGTGTGACTGCTTTAGTTTCGTGCACGTTTTTATAACCCGGTGCGCCTTTTAAATGTTTAGATGCAAGATAAGCTGCACCAGCTGCTGTTGCTGCTGCTACTAGTTTTTTACCAAAACCTTTTTTAGCTTTGACCATTGTACCTGTTTTTGCTTTTAGTTCTTTGCGAATTCGTTTTTTCTCAGCCCAAAGGTTTTTCTTACCTTTTTTAGTGTCAGCTTTTTCAGCGTCCACTCTACCAAGCTCTTCAGTACGATTTTCGCGTCTTGTGTTTGCCATGATATATATCTCCTTGTTTATAAACTAATTCCTATAATACCATCTACATGATTTGTCTTCAATGCTCTAGTAATAAACAAATTTGCGACGTTTATTATGCTCTTCTATTTCTTCTTTATCAGAATAGGTTGAAATAAAATACCCCTGTCGGTATCTTAACACAGCCTGAGTAACGGTATCCACATAGTCATCATTTTCCCCATGGGGAAAGGCAGCACACTCTTCAATCACTTCTTGAGCCCATTTTTCATCTTCCGGGTACCATACTTGTCCGGATTCAAAGACCGGAGCAACGGCGTTGACCCGTGCGTGTTTGTCTCTTCCTTTAGAAGGAACAAAATCAATGACTGGAATTCCCATGCGTCTAAACTCTTGGGTTAAAGGCTGGCCCGTGGCTTTTTGCTCAATAATCACGGACTCTGGTTCCCAGTATTTATACTGATCTAAGG